GGATGAAGAATATCGTGTGGTTTACACGAGAGAATGAGATTCGGGCACGTGTTCGACGTGCCTATTTGAATCATATTTTTATGATGTTTTTCATCTTTTACCTTTCATTTTTTGTGCATTCGATTTTGATTGCTCTTTTAGCTTTTCCACTTACTGGAATTTCCGGTGTGGTGAGGCATGAAAAGGAGCGTTTATATCAAGAAGTTTCAAGTGACAATGCAGCTATGCCAGAGGTCTTTAAACTTTATCGTGATAAACATGTAAAGTGGATAACTGGATGCTGCGCTGTTGTTGCTTGTTGCTATGCGATTGCACAAATTTGGAAAGCTTTTAAAGTTGTTCCTGCGCCCCAAGGTAATCTGGCTCCCTCTTCTAATGTTGAGATTGTTGAGAGAGATTTGGAAGTGAATCCTTGGGCTGATGTTGTGGTATCTGAAATGCCATGTACACGAGAAGCTAAAACTACTACTCCAGATCAATTGGAAAATTAGTTAATGCAAACTTGTGTCACATGACAATTCAGGTTAAAACTTCGGGAAAGATTCGTACATTTGAATGCGATGCTTTCTTCCCGAAGTCTAATGTCGCTATTGTTCCTCAGCATATGTGGAAAGCTGATGATATTAAAGCAACCTTTGTTCGCCATGATCCGAGTAAAATCGGAGGCAATTTTGAGTGCTCTTTATATCGTAAGAACAGTATCGACATTCCCAATACTGATTTGTCCGTGGTTTGGGTCCCCAATGGTGGGGATTGGAAAGATTTGACAGCATACTTACCACTTGCTAGATTTGATAGTGTGCCTGCTCGTTTGACTTTCAAGAAGAATGATGGATCTATTGTAGGTTCGAAACTCTTCATGGAAGTTGATGAGGTAATGACACATGCTGCAAATTTCTTTGGTGCAAAATATGATCTCAGGTTTGAAACCTTTGAAGGGTTGTGTATTGCACCATTGATCACGGAGACCAAAGGACCTCTAATTGGTGGATTTCACCTTGGAGGAAAAAATGGTCAGACCCGTGGTTGTAGTGGTTTGTTGTTGAAGAGTGAGTTTGACGCAGCTTTTGAGCGTCTGCGTAATCAACCTGGAGTTGTGTTATCTAAAAGTTCAGGAGTAATTCCAAAAGAGCTTTATGATGTGCAATTCTATGAAAATGCAGATGTTCATCCCAAAAGCCCTATCAATTTTCTGCCCGAAGGTACTAATTGTAAGTATTATGGGCAGGTTAAAGGACGGGCGTCTTACTACTCCGATGTGGAGGAGACTGTCATCTCTTCACACGTGGAGGACGTGTGTGGTGTACCCCAGAAATGGGGTGGTCCGAAATTTCGTAAGGGATGGCCTTGGCAGGCATCTCTTCAATATTCGACAAAACCTTCTTGTGGAATCGAAGGATCCTTGCTCGAAAGAGCGTGTAAGGATTACATTCGACCTATCTTGAAGGCATTGGGAGAACTGACTGGACTTAAAGATCAAGTCAGAACTCTGAATCGCATGGAGACAGTCTGTGGAATCGATGGAGTTCGATTCATAGATAAAATGCCTCCTGGTACGTCAATTGGATATCCTCTTTCTGGGCCAAAGTCCAATTTTATTGAACTTTTGGATCCTGAGGAAAATCCTACACACCAATGTCCTGCTGAACTTGATGAGAGATTTTGGACACACGCAGAAGAAATGGAGAAGCTTTACTTAAAGGGTGAGAGAGCTTATCCAATCTTCAAGGCTTGTTTGAAAGACGAGCCAACCAAATTGACCAAGGACAAGGTCAGGGTATTTCAGGGAGCACCTGTTGCTTTGCAGTTATTAGTACGCAAGTACTTTCTCCCTGTTGCCCGAGCATTGTCCATGATGCCTCTTACATCTGAGTGTGCTGTTGGTGTGAATGCCCAAGGTCCTGAATGGGATCAATTGGCCAAACATATCAAACAGTTCGGAGATGATCGTATTTTAGCTGGTGATTACAGTAAGTACGATCTCCGGATGCCTGCTCAGGTGATGTTTTCTGCATTCCGTGTCATGATGGATATTGCTAAGTACTGTGGCTATTCTGACCATGATCTTTTAATCATGGAAGGAGTTGCTACGGATATTTGTTATCCTTTGATGGCATATAATGGTGATTTGATACAACACTTTGGGTCTAATCCTTCGGGACAAAACCTAACAGTGTATGTCAACTCTATTGTAAATGCTCTATTGTTTCGTTGTGCATACTTTGAGATTTGTAAAGATCGTAAAGATCTTCCAGATTTTCGGAAAGTTTGTGCATTGATTACATATGGAGATGATGCAAAGAGTTCAGTTCATGCTGATTTCAATGAATTTAACCACGTTTCTGTGGCTAAGTTCTTGGAAGAGCATGATATGAAATTCACCATGCCGGATAAGGAGTCCGAGCCAACACCGTATATGAATGATACGGATGCAGATTTGCTCAAAAGAAAGAACGTTTATTGTGAGGACACTGGAATGATTATGGGAGCACTCGATGAAGATTCAATCTTCAAGAGTTTGCATGCCACACTCAAATCCAAAGCACTTACTAAGGAGCAGCAATCAATGCAGAATATTGATGGCGCTCTTCGTGAGTGGTTCGCACATGGACGAGAAGTCTATGAGCATCGCCGCCAACAAATGCAAGAGGTAGCTAAGCGAGCGGATATAATCCATGGTTG